AGCGGTGACCATTTAAACAAGGTCTTAAACCCAGTCCAGATGCCCTTAACTGCGCGTGATGGTGACTTGAAAACGCTGCCGACAAACCGTGCGCCTGCGCCTATGCCGCGCGTCAGCAAGCCAAGCGGCGACCACTTAAACAGTGTCTTTAAAATACCGAATGCAGCTGTCGCCGGTGCTGAAATCTTGCCCCACATGGCTTTGAAGAACCCAGAAATGGGCTTCCAAGCTTTAATGACAAGATATGCACCGCCAGCAATACCTGTGACTATCAAACCGATAGGATTGAACAGCATTGCGATGGTCAGCGCACGCATTCCAGTGATGACCGCAGGGATGGCAAGACGCGCCAAAGTCAGAAGGCTGCCAGCGAAGGCTTTAATCATTCCGCCTGCGCCCAGAAGCCTGAACCGCGCCGCTGTCACCAGGGCCGTCACATTCAAACCCCGCATGGATAGATTTGTCGCAATGACCCATCCGCGCAAAGCGGCCAGCTGAAGTTTCGCTGACAGCCATGCGCCCTTCAGGAAGGTCATGGCATAAGCGTGGGCTAAGGTGACCACACGCAAGGTGACAAGCGCAGCGGCTGCTGTGACCAGCACTGTGGTCAGCAGCGGGAAGCGTTCTGTGGCTGCCGCCAGGATGTCCACAACAAATCCGATTCCGCCGACAATAGCATTCACCGCAGGCAGCAAAACCGTTCCCAGATTGATGCCCAGACGGTTTGCGCGGTCGCGCAGCAAGATCATTCCGTTCGCAGATGTCGCAGCGCGCGCACGGAATTCTTCTGTCATAGAACCGGCATATTTTGTTTCATCGCCGACCAGACCAATCGCTTCTTTATACATATCGAGGCCGCCAGACAGCTTTGCAATATCATCAGCATATTCAGCGCCGAACAAGTCCACCAGAATGCCCATTTTATCTTCAGCATTATTCACATCGCTTAGGAAGCTAACCAGCGCGCCTTGCGCATCATCTTCAATCGCGGCCTTTAAATCAGATGCTTCCCATCCAAGCGCGCGCAGGCTGTCTTTAAACTTTTCGCTGCCCTTATCCGCTGTCGACAATATCCGCATCATGGAATTCATAGCCGTGGCAGCAACTTGCGGCGGGGTTTTTAGTGCAATGAACGTCGAGGCTAAGGCGGCGTTTTGCTGGCCGGTTAAGCCAAAAATTTGCGCCATCGAACCCGTGCGTTCAGAGACACGTAAAATGCCTGCGGCGGTCGCGTCCATATTGTTGTCTAGGTAGTTGATAGCATCGCCAAGTTTCACGACTTCTTTCTGGGACAAGTCGAAGATGGACCGCATCCCTGTCATCGCTCCGCCCGCTTCTTCAGCTGACATGTCAAAAGCAATCGACATCCGGATCGCGTCCTGGGCAAAGCCCTTCAATTCATCGCGCGCAATACCGGCGCGGCCTGCTGATGCGATGATGTTTGTGATGCCGCTGGCTGCCATCGGCAGTTCAGTCGACATCTGCAAAATTTCAGCCCGCATTTCTTTGACCTGCTGAACGCCCAGTTGACCTTCATCGAACTTCACAACTTTCTTCACATCAGCCATGTTCGACTCGAAGCGCTGCGCCATAACGACTGGCGCGGCGACCGTAGTGGCAAGCGCAGCAGCGCCCATCATCTTCCCGCGAAGTTCGCCACGGCGCTGCAAATTTGCATCACGTTCCGTTGTCAGCTGGTCCATCCGGATTTGCTGGCGGTTAAGCTGCTCATAAGTTCTGGTTAAATCTCGATTTTGCTGGGACAGCCCGCGTGTGGATTGTCCCGCCGCCGACATAGATGTGCGCAGGGTCTGAAGGGATTGTGATTGCCGATTGAATGCGACCTTACCAGCAGCGGCTTCGCGCTTGGCCGCCGCAAAATCTGCGATCATCTTTTTTGTCGGCTTGTCTGTGTTCTTAATTTCGCGGGCTAGTGATGCCACGCGCTTCTCAGCTGACTGCCATGCAGCTTCAGCCTTCACGACATCGGTTTTTAGTTTCCTAAACGTATCGATGCGGCCCAGGTCTTGCTGGGTCTTAACAATGCTGGTCGACATGCCAGTGACCAGCTTGCCGCCCTTCTGTGTGGTCGCGGCAAAGCCAGATGCAAGTGCTGCACCGATGACGATTTTTAATGCCAGTGACTTCATTATGCCGCGTGCCTTTAGGTTTCCTTTGCGGGCCAAAGCCGGACGGCTTCATCCCAGTATTTCATGAATTCAAATAGGTCCATTGCCAGCCATTCGGCTGGTGACCCTGCCCGTGAAGACAGGGCCAAAACCGCGCGCCTTAACTCGCCTGCGGCGGGGATGTCTCCCCGTCGAAGTCTTCCGGAAAAAAAGCATTGTAGGCCTGCTGTAACTTCCGGAAGTCAATCAAATCGAACTTTGAAACGATCGATGCGTCGACACTGCACATGTCAGCGAACATCTGAACTTGAACCTCTTGTTCAGTTAGAGTTTTGGCGCGTTGTGCTTTTCGGATTTCATCGTTCACCACCGGACGGCGCATTGTGATTTCAGTAATCTTTGCGCCGCCATCTTCGATGGGGAATGATAGCTTAACTGTCGTGGTCATACCCTTTATATCCATGATAGCTCCCTATAGTCCCAGCGCGGCGCGCTGGCCTGCCAGAAGGTCAGTGCCGTCGACCACGAATTTCTTGCCCATGACATCCGCTTCGATGACAACACGGCCATCGATGGTGACTTTGCAATATTCGACAGTCATGACATTTTTGACCATGCCGCGCGCTTTGCGCTTCATTGCGTCGGTGTCGGCTTCGCGAACCAGCCCACGCATCTGATAGATGACCGCTTGTGTGGACTCGCCATTGTTTGTGGAACCGCGCAGGGTCATGCCGATAGATTTGCCGATGTGGCTGTAATAGTCAGCTTCGACGCCCTCCATCGAGAATGTGCATTCCATTTTTTCCAAAGCGCCGACAGGGATGTCCACACTGCCGCCCATACCGGCTGCAATGTATTCTTCGACTTCCATGCTGAACTTTGGCGGTGTGCCTTCAGTCAGCTTTCCTGCTCGGCCTACGCCGTCGACAAACCCCGTAAAGTCAGTCAGTGAATGTGGTAGTTGTGCCATTTCATTGGTCCTTTCTTAAAACCGGATTAAGCTGCGAAGCCGTCGACAAGTTCGGTGTAGTAACCGTCATTGCGATGGATGCGGATGGTGATGTGTTCTGCTGGCGCAGGCGGTTCGATGTCGGCATCGATGAACAGTTTGCCAGCCTTAAGCGTGGCAGCCGTGTTCAGTTCTTTGTCAATCCAAACCTGGCCGCCAAGCGTTGCACCCAAAGCTGTCAGGCGGCGAATGTAGGCATTGATGGTGTCTTCGATGTCCAGCAGCAGCTGCGCAGAAAACGGCTTGTCGACGGCCCATAGGAAGGCGTCTTCGATGCTGTCTTCGATGATGTCCATTGTGCGGCGAACACATAGGAAATCCGTCAAAGGTTCAGCACCAGTTCCGCGATTGCCCCAGGTCCGGAAGCCATCTTTGAAGATGATTGTTCCGACCTTGCCCTCATTCAGAACATTGGACTGTGTGCCAGGGTCCGACATATTGAACCCGATAGGCCGTGCGATGCCAGTGATGCCATTGATGACTTTGTTTGACAGCGAATACCAGAAGCCCAAGTCATTATCGACGCGGGCCTGAACACCGGCGAAACGCGCGGATGATGGCTGGGCGATATTTTCCGCAGCTTCTGCGCTGAAGGCAATGCAGAATGGGTCGATGACATAGATGCGATCAGATCCCGCCTCATTAGCTGCTGTGATGGCATCTGCGTCTGTGGTGCTGGGCGCATCCGCAAAGACAACAGCGCGCAGTTTCTGGGCGATGTCCTTAAGTTCTGCGACAACAGGGTTCGCCTGTCCGCCTGGGCGTTGATGGGTAAACCCTGGCGCAACGATAAGACGCGGTGAAAGTTTGACCTGGCTTTGCGCGGCCATGAATCCGTGAACGCCGGTGAAGGTTGCACTATCGCCGACAACATTGGCAAGCGTAGCAGCTTCATCATTTCCTTCTTCGACTCGGATTAAAACGACAAGCGTTCCGGCCTGGTCATAGATAGCATCTAAGCCATCCTTAAGTGTGCCGGTCGCACCGATGTCAGCGGCTGCGCGCGGGCCTGTTAAAGCGATAGGCGTGTTCAGCGGAAACTGTGCTGCATCCGCATCAGGCGCTGTGCCGATAATACCGATCACGCTGGACCGAACTGTTTGAATAGGACGCGACCCGTCGAGAATTTCGACAACTTGGACCCCGTGTAAGAATTGTTCAGACATAATTTTTTCCTTCCGCATGAACAGGTTTGAAATAATTTTGACGCTCTTTAAGAACGCCCCAGGCGCTGACCCCGCCGAAAATCAGGAAGGGTCGAACAAGACGCCAAAACCAGTGCGGAACATCACGCAACATCCACACGGTTAAGGCTTTGAAGTTTGCCAATTTAAGGCAGGGGCGCGTCGACAGCGCCCAGCGTTCTAGGCGCAAGGCCTTCAGGAACATTTTGTCGATGCGGCGGCGTGAAAATACGTGCCTGAATTTCTTCAGGCCAATATCGTGAACAAAAACCGCGCCGATATATTCAGCGTGAACTTTCGGCAAAAGCCACGCGATGACTGCCGCCAGGACCAAGCCCATCACAGCTGCATCCCGCAAGCTAAAGAACAGGCAACACATTAGGGTGACTGAAATGAAGACGGCCCAGGCTGGCGGGATGTCCGCGCCATTGCTTTCATCCCGCAATCCGATGTCTATTGATGGACCAGTCATGTCATCACGCTCAAAGAACTGATACGACTGACCAGACAGCCAGTTGCCAGAATTCGGGCCGGTGACAATCGGCATAAATAGGGATGCGCGGGTGAAGCTGGACATGTTACTTCGCCGCCTTTTGGGCTGCAATTAGAACACTTGCCACACCAGTCGAGCGGCCAGCCATTTCGCCGATGACTTCCTGCAAACCTTTCAGGGCTGCCGTTAGAATAATTTCACCGGACTGGACGCCGCCCAGGAACTCCTGCGCCTGTGCATAGACATCTGCGCCGCCATCAGTTGCCGGAACCAGCGCTTCGATTGTTCCCATAAACGCCGCACGGAATTTCGGGAATGTGTCGCCAGTCTTAAAGGCTGAAATCAAAGCCAGGACAGCAGCGGCATTCAGCTGGGTCACATCAGCCGTGGTGCCCAAAATAGCTTCCGTGTCGCCCACCTCATTTCGGATCGCATCACGAATAACTTTTTTACTCTTGGCACTATTAAAATCAGCAAGAGCTTTGGCCCACATTAAGGGGCCATTGTCAGGAAATCGGGCAAGAACATCGCCCTCTTCCATATTGCCGAAAAAACGACCGCCTATGTAAATATCAAGATATTTTTTTTGCATTTTCTGCTCCTAAAAATTAGAAATATTGCTGAATAGCCAAAAGTAATTATCGAAAGAGGTTCCCGCCGAAACACCATCAAAGATTTGATCTCCACAATCTCCAACGACCAAACCAAGAGCAGTAAAGGAAACCACAGAAGCATCACCAGGGGCACGTTTTATAAACGCGGCGGCATTTGTATCCGATTTAGTAAAATCTACATTTTGGATTTTGAAAATAATTTGGGTATTTTGAAGCTCGAAAAGCCCCCCACTTCTTTGAGTGTCTAGCTTAACGTCAACTCGGAAGAGGTTTACATCAAGCGCGGCTCCGAAAAACTTTGCCCCACCACACAACGTGGGTGAGTTGATCGAATCTTTTAGAATAACTTTCTTGCGCTCCAATACAGAAGCGTGGGTGGAGATATATATTCCTGATGGCGGCGCGGCGAGTTCATGAAAAGTATCGACAATTAGATCAGTATGAATGTTTATTAAATTGCGCTTACCTTTTTCTAATTTTTCGACAATGCCTGCCCAACTATTGAGAGGGCTTGCAAGAGACCCCGTTCCGCCATCGGGCGCGTTAGCGTCAAAATTTAACCCATTGAAACCATTAGTAGACAAGGATTGTTCATAAACATTATTTGCCGCCGCATTTGCAGCATCGCGGGCCGCATTCAAACTATCCAATTTATCTTGAAAGCCATCGCTGAGTTTATCAATAAGTTGTTGTGATGTGGTCATGTTTAGTCCTCTTTTAGGGGTGATTAATTTTATCAATTGCAAGCGCGTTCACACACGCCATGAGATAGGCTGGGAGAATTTGGTCATAGACCCAAGCTTGGCTTGCCATGATGACGGCGGGGTCAACTTTCAGCGTGACCGTGTCCGCATTGCTGTGCTGGATATACATGCGAACCTGCATGTCTTTAGCGCTGCCACTTTCCAGAACCGGCTTGTAACTGTCTGGCAGATTGCCAATGGCAATCAGGGTTCCCGCTTCATTGAACAGTCCGACTTCACGAACAATCCATCCGCCATCTTCCGGCGGGATGCGCGTCTCACATTCCAGAACACTATTGTCGCCAGTCGACCGTGCAAGCCGTGTTAATTCTCCGCGCCAGACCTCATTGCGAAGCGTAGTGCGCGATTCAACCGGAAGGCCTTCACCATCTCCGACAGCCATATGTGTGATGTCGACAGATGTGCCGGACAGCGCCGCTTTTGTGACAGCAGCAATCCCTGCATTTGTTAAAAGGGTGTAGAAATCAGACAAGGTTTTCTCCCGTGGTGATAGTTTCTGCCAGCTGAACAGCGGCGGCGAATTGATAGACTGGACGCGACACTGGGACGGGCGCGACCCAGGGCTGAACATCAATGCGTTCTCCGGTGACTGCCGCTGATGACAGGAATGTGTCAGCTGCTGCGGTCAGATAAACACGAAGCTGTGACAGATGGCTGCGGGCGTTCTTTGTGGATGCGATGACATCGATGATGTCCTGGAATTCTCGGTCAGTCAGACCCCGTGTGCTGACCATCACATCCGCTTTGAATGTGTAAGGATCGCCGCCGTGGTCAAACCATTCAGAAATCGTGACGCCAAGGTCCAGCGCATTTAAGGCAGCCTTAATGCCTGCCGGTGTGCCTTTGAACCGGTGAACATAAACGGCGGACGCTACGACTTGGCGCTTAACATGTTCCGGCCAGTCAGTGCTCCATGTGTCGACAGATAATGCCCAGGCCAGATAAGGCAGTAATTCAATCGGGCAATCATCGGCTGACCACAAATGGTCGATGGCGACATCATGGTCGAACGCGATTGCCATGCTGGCTTCAGTTGCCAGTTCCAGCGTTGTTGAGTTTGGCGGAAGTAAGGTCTTAAACATTGGCCGCATCCAATACTGACACAGAAGACGCCAGCGCGACTTCATTAGGATCGACCAGGACATCAGCATCAGGACTGACTAGGTTCACATTTTCGACGCCTTCCACGACCAGGGCAGACAGCAAACCGGCAAGCGTAACATCACGGCCAAAACTGCGCCGGTCATGAAGATAAGCCTGAAGGGATGTTTGCGCAGCAGCCAAAACGGTCGCGCTGTCCGGACCTTCAGCCATGACCAGCTGCGCATCGATGTCATAATCGACAGACACAAAAGACTTCACAGTCACATTGTCTGTCAGCGGACGGATTTCATCATCGCTTAAGGCCGCATTAACTGCGGTCAGAAGGGCTGCCGGAACAGCGGCGGCTGAAGACAGGATATAAACGTCGACAGAACCAGGCGCGGGTTCATCCACATAGACATCAGTGATGTCAGCGCTAACGCTTTTCGCGTGGAACTCATAACCACCGCGCGGTCCTGCTGTCGAAAAGGATTCCGGTGCAAGCTGAATGCGCGCACGGAAAGCATCATTGCCTTCGCCGTCCAGTCTGGACATCGGCACGATGGCCGCCAAGTTGTCCAGGTCTTCGTCTTCTGCGGTCGCCAGCATCACGGCTTTCGCAGCCTGATTGATACGGTTCAGCAAAATCGTTTCGCGGTATGCCGCGACTTCCAGCAGCTTTACAACAGGCGCGCTTTCAAGATCGATGACATCATCAGCGTCTTCATAGCGGTCGATAAAGTCTGCCTTAAGGTCAGCCAGGACAGCTTCAAAATCAACTTCCTGTATGACCACAGCAGCGGGCAATTTCGCCAGATTTATTTTCGTGAACGCGCTCACACCAGAACCCCTTCGACTGTGACCGGCTGGCCTAAATAGCTGCCTTCAATTCCCAGCTGGATTTTTCCGGCCGCATTTGCAGCGGCGACATATACGCGGGACAATGTGAAGCGCGGTTCCCAGCGGTCCAGCGCTTCAGCAGACGCTGCTGCGATGTCGACTTTCAGGTCAGCCGTCATCGGCAAGTCGACCAGGTCCGGAAGACGGCTGCCATATTCACGGCGGCCCACGCGCGTTCCCAGCGGTGTGGTCAGGATGTCCTGAATGCTTTGCTTCAGATGGGTCATGGACCCAACCGGCAAGCCGTTATGTCGACTCATTCCAGCCATGCTTAGTCTTTCACGTCCTTAGCTTTCGGCTTTTCAGTGACTGGCTGCGGCGCAGCAGGGCGCTTCGCTTTGCCCAGATGGCCGCCCAGATATTTCGTGCGGGCTGGATTGCCGGTGATTGTCTCGCCTTTGCGGACCAGCGCATCGCCGACCCGAACAACAGGTGTCTTCACAGCTTGTGATTTTTCAGATTGATTTTGTGACATCGGAACCTTCTATGATTTTCATGGTTTGTGGATTTACGGCATCACCGATGCGCGCGACTTTCTTGCCGCCTTCGCCGCCCAGGTTCACAGCATCAGCTGTGACGGTGACTGTCTGGGCTACAACTTCGACGCCCATCTCGGCTTTCACCAGAATGTTCGCTTTATCGATTTGAATTTCTGTCATGCCGACTAGCAGGCGGATGGAACCATCTGTGTGCGGCTGCAAAACATAGGTGTGTTTTTCACGGTCATAGGTGAAATGTCCGCCGTCTTTATGTGCCGTTGTGCTGACATCAGGGTTCACAGATGGCGCAGGTGACTGGTCACTGTAGATCGCAGGCATCACGCGGCCCTGGTGAATGTCGCCGTTCGGCGCGAAGACTGTGACCCGTTCGCCAACTTCAGGCGCAGACCAGGTAACTTCGCCACCAGCTGCACGCGCGGTGAACCAGGGCAGCCAGCCAGATGTCAGTTCATCACCGAACGCAATTTTCACTTTGCCCATTTCATAGTCAGCTTCAGCAATGGTTCCGTGACGGATCACGTTTTCAAAGCGGCGCTCTAGTTCGGACATGCGCAATTCTAAATCATCCGACATGATCGCCCCCAGCTATCTGGGTGTAGTCTTCTTCATGACCTGTCCCGATGTCAGGCGCGAAGCCCAGATAAATTGACGAAGGCAACACGCCATCTTCGACCTTAGATGACAGCGTGACAGTGTTGTTCCAGTGGATTGCCCACATCGCCACGCCTTGTTTGTCATCGCTGCTGCCATAGAGATTGTCGGCAGAAATATCTTCGCAAGGTCCGATGCCTGCGCCCAGGGTTGCATTCGGCAGCGCCTGCAAAATCGCGGCGACCATATTCATCGCAGCATCTGCGCGATTCCAGGCCTTGTCATTTTCATCGACGGTATTTTTTGCCGTCAAAACCAGCACGGTCTTCACGCTGCATTGCAGGCCGCCGCCTGATAGGCTGGGATTTCTGATGGATGGAACTGCGACATGAACAGACGGTGACTTCACGCGGAACTTGTCCAGTTCTTCGCGGGTGAAGCGACCAGGATGCGGTTTGCATTCCTTCAGGTCAGGCATCAGCGTAGCGATTGTCGCCACGACTTTGCCCTGCATGTCAACTAGGGCGCTCATAACCGCAGCCCTTCTAAATATGTGATGACCACATCTTCGATTTCGCGGGCGTTGTCATCAGACACGCCAAGAAAAGGGCGGGCAGGAAGTTCAGGCTTGTCGACTTCCGCGCCGCCATGCTGCTGGATCGCGGCATAAACCAATGGCGAACCGACCACGGCATCATCACCGCGCTGTTCGCCGAAAATTGTGTCGAGTAAATCGCCTTCACCTTGCAGAAAGCTTTGTCCGGAATGACGGGTTTCAGCATAGCCTGGTGACCATTGCGCCCAGGGCGTTCCGTCCGGCGCTGTCTTTTCATCCTGGATGCGGCGGCGTGTTTGTGACTCGATAACCGCAGCCACAGTGTTTGTGATGATCGCAGGTTCAATCAGCCCTGAAATTCCATTCAGAACTGATGCTGCGACATCCAGCTGGGAAACGTCATATTGTAGAGCAACACCGGCCATTATAGATCACGCATGTTTTTACGGGAAAACATTTTATCGCTGCCTGTGGTGACCACTGGGCGCGCTGATGTCTTACCGGCAGGTGTAGGCAATCCCAGCGAAGCGCGGCCAGCTGACACGTCCTTCAGCCAGGCGATTGCGTGTTTGTAACGGGCGGCGATGTTTTCTGTCAGCGTGTCTGCGGTGTTCGACATTTCATAAACAGCGATGTCGATGCAGGCAGTTTTTAAGATGTCCGGCACGGCAAGCAGCGGCAACACATGACGGCTACCCAGGTAGCTATCAATTTTTGCACTGGCGGCTTCAAGTGACTTTGTGACTTTGACATCATCGATGGTCCCGTCCGAACCAGCAGCAGGATATAGGGCATCAGCGCCATATTTTTCTGTTATGTCTGAACGGGACGCATACATATTAGTGAAGCCCAGCTGCTGCGACTTCAGCATCAGATAGAATTTTGACGCTGCCTTCAACTTCAAAGGCTTTCGCATCATCGCGGACCATCAGGCGGATTTCGCCTTTGACAGCGTCGACTGTTCCGTCACCATCAGGGTCTGGGAAAGTCACTTCTTCCGCCAAAATTTTGGCGTGGCATGTATATCGTTCAGTCATAAAATCTCCGGTTCGTTTCAAGTTTCAATATTAAAGCGGCGGACCAGGCGGATATGGATGACCTGGCCCGCCGTCCCCCCGTCCCCTGGGTGACCAGGTATGGGCAGCGCGCCGCTTTAACGCGGCAAAACTACGGCGCGATGTTCTTAGTTCGCGCCTAGTCCCAGCCGCTTGCGTTCATCAGCAGCAGCCGTTTCAGCTTCTTTCACAGCGTCATCATGAACAGCCTGGGCTGTTTCAAGGTCTGCCTCCGCCGCCTTGATGGCAGCGATTTGCTCCGGCGTTTTTTTCTTGCCGCCAGCTTTTTTCGCGGCGGTTAAGGTGTCTTTAAAAGGCTTCAAATTTTGCGTGGCTTCTGCCTTCGCGTCCTTCAGTTCCTTCGCAATCCACTTTTCATCCGCTGCGACTTTGGACTTGTCGCCAGCTTTGGCTTCCGTGACCGTGACACGCGGGTCAGCTTTCAAAGCCTTCATCTGTGATTTGCTGATTTCCTTTTCATCGATCACGACAGTTCTGCCGCTGGAAAGGTCCAGGCCGCCGCGCCGATAAGAACCGGACACAGCTGCAATGATGGTTAGTTTAGCCATGCCAGCCCCCTATTTTAGACGCGGTGCGACCATGAGTTTGAACGCGCCCTGAAGTGGGTTGTGTTCTTTGACGATGGAACCATCAGCCTGTACGACTGGCACTTCCTTCGCATTCACAATCTTATCACCGGCAACACGGTTCGACCGTCCGACCAGAAGAACATTCGGCGACACGCCAAGTTCTTCGCCTTCATTGTCGACATAGCCTTCCATGATTTCACGGGCGCGGGCGACATTTTCGGCAGTCAGCGGGGCTTTTGACGCATAGGCCAGTTGCCACATGCCGAAGCCTGCATTTCCGCGATGACGTGTGCCGAACAGATATTCGTCCTTCATAAACACTACGGTCGCAGATGCGTTTCCTTCAGCGTCGACGGATGTGAATTCGACATTCGTGCGCTTCTGCCAGATGAACGGCTTCAGAGGCGCGGAAGTGTCGAGCAAATACCAGGTCGGCTGGTCGCCATCCTGCATGTTAGACACTTGTTCTTCTTTGCCGTCCCGTCCGACCGGATGTTCATGATCGAAGAAATTCTGGCCGTCGAAGCAGCGCGTGTTGAATCCGTTCGGGATAAGTTGGAAGATCAATTTGTCCGGGTGTTTAGCTGCGCGGTCAGCCAGTTGCGAAGTCCGCACATTATATGAACCCATATTGCCATCTTCGACATGGGTGCGTTTCACACCGATAGTGCCTTCAAACAATTTGTTTTCGATGCGGTAGCCTTGTTCAGCCAGACGGCGGATTTGACGGTCGCCAATCCATTCGCGAATGCCTGGAATGTCGCTTAACCAGTCATAATTGTTTCCGCCAGTTGTCGACGGGACTTCTGTTGCTAGTTCAGGCCACATTGTTTCGACGCCGTCAAAAACATCCCGGAATTGTGTCTGAAGGCCGCCACGGACAGCTTCCAGAAGTTCGGGGGTGATAACTATAGGTTCCATGTTTTTTCTCTTTCCAAAAATGAAGGGTTAGATGAATGCGATCCAGACGCCATCAGCGTCGACATCGACAACAGTTCCGGCAGCACTGCGGCCAGTGTCATCTGAAGACACGGTCACATCATCTTTGATGTAACAAGGCTTCATGATGCTGGTGCGAGTGACCGGCGCGACGGCGTCATTGTCATAGCGACACGCATAGTCGACGCGGGCTGTGACAGCTGTGCCGCCATCAGGTCCGCCAGTATTATCTGCGGATGTGTGGGCACGTCCGACAGACGTTAGGTCAGCGCCTTCAGTGCCAGCCAGGGCAAACCCTGCGGCGTTCAAGACGACTAGGCCGCCTTCAAAGATTTTCGCGCCTGCTGCGACCGGATGCGATACGGCAGCCAGTTCGCGTGTGACGATTTCACGTTTTTTCGTAAGTGCCATTTGCTTCTAGGCTCCCTTTGCTTTTTTGTTTGCGATGAATTTTTCTTGGCTGATGCCCATTGACCGGCAGACCGCAATTTCAGCCGATGAAAGTTGTGAACCCGCTGTTGCAGGTGTGTTCAGGGATGGGTCAGCTGCTGTCGCCACGACCTTTGGACCGGTTTTGGCGAACGCCTTAAAACTTTCGAAGCCTTTTTGGGTGCTACACATTCCGATGTAATGTGCGCGGGAAGCAGGCGCGATGCGCGCCGTTGCGATTGCGGCGTCGACAGCAGCTTCGATGTCAGCTTCAGCAGGCGCAGCTTCAGCTTCGCCTTTAAGGGCATCGCGTTCAGCTGCGACTAGGTCATAATCAGCGCGCGGGACATATTGTGTCAGGTCTGGCGCGTTATCCGTTCCAGCAGCAGCAGCGCCTTCAGGACTATCTTCTGCCGCAGCAGCTTCAGCTTCTGCCGCAGCAGCGGTTTCTGCGGCTGCCGCGTCTGCATCATCAGCAGGCGCAGGCGCAGCGGCGAGACTCGCCGCGATAACATCTTCAACGCTGGCATCATCAGCCAGCCCATAGGCTTTGCGCAGCTGCGCAATCTGTTCTTCATCCACAATGGACTCCTTCGTTTCAGGTTTTGGGTTTTTGGGTTCGCCAGGGTTTTCGGACCGCGCAACAGCGGGCATGGTCATGGCGGGCTGATTGACCAATCCAAGCGAAACGATGGCTGTGATTGTGCCTTCTGGACGCTCTAAAAATGCAGGGGATAGATAACGATAATGTTTGCGGGATAGGACTTCGACGCCATTGTCTGTCCATTCAATTTCGCCCCAGATAGAACCTTCGCGTAGTTCCATTTTTTTAACCCAGCCATGTGCCGCTGGGTCCCATCCCGTCCAGACGCTATCATGATTTGTGTCGATCATGATTTCGATGCTGTCCGCATTATAGGCATCGACAATCGCTTGCGGGTCTGGGTTCTGATAGACGCGACCGTCACGACATTCGATGACATTGCCAGCGGGAAGCAGCATATTCCACGTTGTTGCGCTTCCGACTTCAGGGGCAACAGCTTCAGAAATGAAGTTTGCAGATGCTGCAATGTGAACGCCTTGTGGCAAGACGCGTTCAGCTGTTCTGTCAAATGTTTTTGGGGCCGGTTTTGTCATTCCCCGAACTTAACCAGCGGTTAGGGGATAGCAGCGCTGTTAGTTGTCAGCTTAATGCAGAAAAGTTCAAAAAGGGGAAAGGACGTGAATGCCTCACTGTGCGCCATAAATTGTCAGGGTGCAATACTGTTACCGAATTTTGCCGCGATGTCGCTTAAGAGGCCTTAAAATAGATTTTAAAGCGTATTTTAGGACACTGTCAGGGTCGGTTTGTGCATATCCGGTGAAAATTCTTGCTTTCTTATGGTTTTTCACCTAGCTTCCGCGTTGTCCAGAGCCATCCGGAAAACCAGCCTTGAGCTGCGCGGGGTCTCCGACCCGCCTGGACTTCTTCACTTTATCCGTCTTCCATGTTTGGGCTTGCGTTTGTCCCAGGGATGAAACGTGGACAGAAAGATTTCGCCGCCATCAACCGTGCGGGTCAGCTTGGCACGATACTGCGAAGCCTTCGTTTCGATTGCGCCGGTGTGTTCAAAGAAAACGTGAAGAACTTTGCCGCCGTCCTGAACATATATTTCAGCTGCGCCGGTTGCGATCCGTTCCATGATGACGGCCCATTCTTCTGGCGGCGGATATTTGGCCGCGTTCGCAATAGCATTATGCGTCTTCAAAGTTTCGCTGCTGACAATGACAGTTTGTGTCGATGTTCCAAAGGTCGCAGCGACATCTTCTGGAAGCCGCGCAATCGGAATGGCGAACTGGTCTGGCCGCTCTCCTAACATCATCGCTTTAAATTCGGAGTCGCGTGTATAATCTGCGACCGCGATGCGCGCCAAGTTCAAAGGCGCAGCATTAAAGTCATCGGCCAAAAACCTGCGAACATTCCTGGCACGATTAAATCCTGGGTTTGTGTTCCATCCAGGGTCGATGCCTTGCGGGACCGTCGAGACTTCGCCAGTGCGTTTGTTCACAAAGTTCTGTTCAGGGATGTCAGGGGCTGGCGCATCGATAAACCCACGGCGCTGTGCTTCAGCTGCTGAAATCTGGCGAACATGACATTTGCAACCCCAGCCATTTGGCGGCAGCCAGACTTCCCAGAAGGTGTCATCGGCGCGCAGAATAAGGCCTTCTTTATCTTCATGATGCGGACGATGATTTTCTGATGGTCCCAGTTGATAAAGCAGGAAAGGCAAAGCGTCCTTCGTTCTTTGGATGCGTTCCCATTGTCCAGCGGCGCGTGCGGTCCGCGTGTTCGCCCAGTGGATCGTCTTCAGGCGGCGGGGTGAACCCAGTTGCGCCGGTCTAATTTCGCCGGTCAGCTGGTCGACAGCTTCGCCTTCGCCCCACCAGCCCAGCGTCTTCAGCCGTGGTTCCAGGTCTTTAGCCCATTGTGCAAAGGGAACGCCATCGGCTTCCGCTTTGACCAGGCTATCCTGAATCGTCGTTAAGACATTCAGCTGGGTCGCCTTGGCAACAGTGAATCCGAAACTGTGTTCTTCACGCATCACATCCTGCCAGCTGAAGGCAGGTTCAAGTCCCTTTAATTTCAGATAATCCAGGACGGCCTGGGGCGGACTGGGGGAATATTCAAAACCATCCATCAGTCAATCGCATCGCCGGTTGCGCGGGCTGTCGCCATCGCATCGCGCACTGAAGACGCAAGTTCTGATGCTGCCATCTGCGGATAGGCAGCGGCCAGACGTTCAGCGGCGTCTTCATAATTGTTCGCGCCAGCAATCGCCACGCGGACAGGGTCAACAAGCGGGGCCGTCACGGGTTCCCATTCGCCCAGGGCATCATTCAGGATGTCATCCATCAGGGCTTCAGCTTGTGGTCCGCCATTAGCGCGCGCCAATGCAACCCCGTGGGCTACGCTTCGCGCGGTCCTGGGTTGCGCAGCAGGTGCTGCCGTTTGCTTCTTCTTAGGCGTTAAGACAGCTTCGCCATCCGCCGCCTTTGGAATGCCCCATCTTTGATGGATAAATGTTTGCGGGATTTGCGCGCCCATATCAGCAAAGTCTTTAATGGCGCTGCGCAGTTCCTTCAGGTCTTCAGGGTCCAGCACAATCGCTTGCACTGATGGATAGGATTTCTGTGGTCCGAAGTTTAGATCAATCGCAGGCCGGATAAGGCACATGTTAATCGTCTTGCACAGCTTGCGCGCATCAGCGCGTTTAATATCTGTTCGGACATCATCATGGACCTTTGCCTGCGCTTGGCTGGAACCATTGTCTGTGGTCATTGTCTGACCCAGCACAGCCTTGCTGATGCGGCCATCACAATATTCAGCCAGTTCTTTGAAGGCTTGGCCACCGCCGCCGCTGCCAGCATTCTTGATGAATTCCATCTTCATCGAATCCGGAATGGCTGCTGCTGCATCTGACCCGATGTTTTGAAGGGCGCTGATTAAAGTTGCGATGTCTTCATCTGTCGCTTCTTTGCCATAGCGTCCGACCCGAACTGGCTGGCCGTAGGTTTCCACATATCCGACCCAGTCCTTCAGCGTGAAGTTTTGGAACAAATAGGTCCAGCCGACAAACCGTGCCAGGGCGGCGCGATGTGGCTTGCCTGATTTCAGCTTCGACCAGTGCGTGATGAACTTATATGGCGCGAGTTCGACGCCTTCACGGTTTTCCCGTGACCGCAGGCGCAGTTCACGCGGGTCATCTTTGGCGACCTGGAATGAACGCGGGTCGATGTGAATGTAATTGACCGGCGTCCAGCGGTCTGCTTCAGTGTGCCAGATGATTTCCGAAACGCTGAAGCCTTTGCCCAGCGCGTCCAGCATATCTTCGACCAGGTCCGGAAAGTTTGGCGCATCGATGATGTCAGCCACAAACTTTGCGATGTCTTTGTCTTGTTCACTATCGCCAGCTGGTTTGATGGTGAAGTCCACACCTTCGACCGCGCGTTTGCGGGTTCCCAGCACAGCGCCATAATGTTCATTTTTTTCTTCCGCGTCTTCAGCAAAGGATAGGAAGTTGTCCAGATTGCCTTCAGCATGTTCGCGCAGCATCCGCGCCAGGGACCAGGGCGTCAAAGGTCCGGTGACAGTGTTCCACAATGTTCGGCTTGCACCGCTGTCAACATAGCGGCGCTTGATTGCCCCTGGACTGGGCTTCTTAATAGGCTGGCCGTCCGGCCCTAATAGCTGCGCCATTTAATACGCTCCCTTGATGTTTGATAAACCGGATGATGTGCGCACACGTCTGCGCGGAACCGCACTGCGAACTTCCACAGTCTTGCTGGCGCTATGATAGGCATAGGTCACCTTGCCGCCTTTGGCGACATATACAGCCAAGCCCAGCGCCCAGAACCGGTCGCCATGTGACTCGCCGCCAGTTGGCGCGTTGTAGGAAGGCTGACCATTTTTGCCGACCGTCTTTTTGATAGAATATAAATCAGTCCGCAGTTTTGCATTGCCGACTGGCAGCGCGATTGTGCGGTCCTGAAAAACAGTTTGCAGCAGCTGGACAATATCATGTTTGATGGACTGGGTGAACACCACGCCGACCACACGGCTTGCGCCATATCTGCCTTCTGCATCCTCGACCGGCTTTGCGCCCAGACCTGTTTCATCCATGCCAACTTTGTTTGCACGGTAACGGTCCATGACAGCATCCAGCAGACGGTCCTGTTCTGCGAATGATGCTTTGCGCCGCGCTATGATTTCGCGCAGCCACAGAATGCCTTCGACTTCTTCCAGCGGAATAGTGACCCATAAGTCATTGCCCTTGCCAGCAATGTCATTGCCGACATAGACATCGCCGCCCAGGAACCCATCAGGATCGCCCGCGCCTTCACGTTCACAGGCAATTATGTCTTCCCAAAGCAGAGCCGTCGCAGCGCCTTCAGCCCACTCCAGTTCATATTCCTGCGCCCAGACTTCATCATCGTTTAAGCCTGCCTTAAGTTCATCGACATCAACATCAAGACCTTGGATAACGGCATCATGAATTGTAACCTTGTGCTGTGACCAGATGCTGTCTTCATCTGTCATCAGTTCATAAAATTTATTGTTCTTCCCACGCGGCGTAGAAATAATCCGAATTTTATAACCGCGTGTTATCGTTGGATATAGCGCCGTCCAGATGGCGCGGCTATCAGCATGTAGCGCAAACTCATCGAGCAGCACGTTCGCAGAATAGCCAACTGCTGTATCGGGGTTAGCCGGCAACGCAGTTATTCTCGACCCGTTTGGAAATGTAATTTCAAAAGTCTTATAACGGACTTGTTCAGACTCGCCGCCTGATAGCTCACGATCATGGACATATTCTGAAGACTTAAGTTCGGGTGGACGCGCATTTTTTAAAACCGCCGCATAAATTGTGTAAAATGCTTTCACCATCGGCACACAGTTTTTGTGCATATATTCTAATGCCTGGCGCTCACCGCGTGATAGAACTATCCAGTGGGTTTTTTTACCTTGGCGTTCATGCTCTAAGCAATCCTTTACAATTTCTGCGGCGGTGCAAAATGACTTTCCTGCCTGGCGTGACATCATTCCAATTTTAAAACGGGAATTATCTTCTAACCAACGCTGTTGATATTCATAAAAATTGATTAGCTTTTTATCAAACTTCGGGCGCTTTATTTCGTGCTGTTGCATCGTTAAAAACCGATAATGTTTTGCGCCTTATCAAACGCTTCTTGTTCCCAGTCACCACTTTTAACAGCAGCCATGGCCCGCTCTCGCATTTCCTTACGCATTTCGTTTTGCAATTTCTTCTGGCTGATGCTGGCATGGGCGATGTCTTTAATCACGCGGCCTAGCTTCACCGGATCGACGTTCTTTCCTTCCAGGCTGAAGTCCTGCATGTATTCAAAGATTTCTGCGATATAGGTTCGCAGGATGCCATCTGTCATCGCGCCGTCATCATCTGGGAACATGGTTCGCAGATAGTCAGCCTGTTCTGTCGCGGCGCGGATTTTGGCGACCTGGTCCTTCAGCTTTTGTCCATGCGTATGCACAGCAGACTTGCTGATTTCATAACCTTCTTCCTGAAGCCATGTGGCTAAGTCACGGTAACCACCAAAGCCGTTCGCTTTGATTTTTCCGTTTAGTTCAGCGCGGACATCATCCGGCAGCAAAGCATCGATTTTGCTAGGTGCGGGCATGACCTAGTCCCAGTGTTTTTCTGGGCGGCCAATAGATTTGGGACAGCCAGCATCATAGTTCACGATGTCTGTGCCATCTGCGGTGATGGTGAAGTTCCAGAGATTGTCCGCTTCATCGATGTCGATTAAATTGCGGCGCTTCAGATAAGTCGCTTCTTCACGAATTTCTGTGGGCGTAGGCGACAGTTTCGCATCAGTCAGCGCGCGCAGCGTTGTGGTTTCTGACACACCATATGTGCGCGCGGCATCTGCCACTGATAGGATATACCAGCGCATGTTCCGGCGGTGCGCGTCTTGAAGATGTTTTTTCATGTTTTCTTGTCCTTAATAAGTTCACGAATTGACTGCCAGATGCTGTCCATTTTTGCATCCACTGCCGTCCACGTCCGCAGCCAGTCTTCGCGCTGAACATATTGTTTCGGCAGGTCCGCAAGATGATGCCGGAAGTCCTGGTCCAGTTTTTCATATTTGGCAGCGCAGGCTTCATCCGCCTTACGGCGTTTTTCAGCTTCCTTGTCGATACTCTCTTCCAGCTTTTTCAGTTGGACATCATAGGCGCTTAAATTGCGCTTAAGCAGCCATGCGATGATTTTCACCAGCAGCCCTGTCCATGCGAACAGAATTGTGATGATGACGCCCAGCGCCTTCCAGTCGACGCCTAGAAACGATTCCGTCACGATGTCGACTCCGTGTTTTTACCATCACGGCAAGCGCGGGCTTCATCACGCATTCGGATGAATGAACCTATCGCCCAGGTCACTGGACTGTCAGCCGGTAGCAATTCCAGAAGTTCATCAGCGGCGCGGTCCTGGTCTTCTTCAGACCATTTTTCGACCGTCCCGCAAACGGGTTCCTTAATGACAATCGGGTCAGGTGTCGCCGTTGCGCAAGCGGTCAATAATATCATCGCGGCTGTGGGGACCATCAGCCCTCGCATCCGACATGTCCTGAAGACGTTCTGCATTTTCTTTTCCTTCCTGCGCTGCTGCTTCCGCCGTTTCAGCACGGCTCTTCAGCCTTTCTTCTTTTTGGCCTTGCTTGCGCGATGACCTGCGAATTCCAAACACAGCCATCGCAATGGCTGCGCCAATGATAAAGGGTGCGGCAAGGCGTGACGCCCAGCGGGCTATGGGGGCCGCGATCCAAGCAGGCCAAGCCATTAGCGTCTTCCTCGCCGCCAATCATCCTTGCGCGCACGGCGAACCAGGACAAAAGATATGATTGCAATGAATGAACCGACTGCCATGACAGCCGACAGAACCACGGGCAGCGCACTGACCGCGTTGATTGTTTCGCCAGCTGCGGTTGCCGCTTCGCCAGTCACTTCGACAGCCGTTTTTACAGCTTCTGATGACTCTGCGACCTGGTCAGCCACAGCCTTCACGCCAGCTGCGGTTGCTGCTGTGCCAGTCACGCCAGCACTGACACTGCCGACAGTGGTTTGTTTAATGGTGCGGCTGGATTTTAGGTTCGGACGGATTTCACTTTCGCCGGCTCCGATATTGTCATCGCCGTTCGAGCGGTTTCTGGAAATCTTCAGTTCAGCGATTTCGCCATTGTCATCCAGCGGGTCATAAGGTGTCTTGTCATAGTAACCCAGCAAGAACATTCTAGACTCTGCTGTTCGGCGCGCTTCCAGCGTTCGGGATGGGCGCAATTCGCGCCGACCAGTTTTAGGGTTTCTTTTGCGAACCTTGTTCCACAGTAGGAAAGCACTGGCAGCACCAGCATCATCATGGTTTATGAAACGGCGCAGGACCGATGATCGCAGGAATCCATCTTCGCCAATGTTGAAAGCCAGACTGACCATCGCGTCAAATTGTGACTGTGTTGGAATGCGTCCGCCTTCTTCACAGTTTGCCCATACGGCCCGCGCGAAGCGCAGAACGTCTTCCTTAAGCATCACTGCCGCTTCAATTTTTGATATTTTGTGTTTGTCACCTGGGCGGATGACGTGACCATATCCTATTGTAAGAACACCAGCTGCGCATTCATATGGTTCTAAGCGCAGACCTTCTAGGGTCTTCAGGACGGCCAGACCGCAATTTGAAAAATCTAACATATTCGCTTGCCTTAAACTGCTTGGATGTCTCCAGAGTTACGGGCAAGCCTGCCAATTAGCAGCGCTGTTAGTTGTCAGCTTTATGCGTTTTTATGCTTTTTGGGTTTATGTTTTAGGAAGGTTTTCTCTAGCTCTAAAATGTGGCTGATGGGATACAGACCATCTGGCGATTTTACAAGCATCAGTTCACATTCGCCAGTCAAGCTGCACGTCCATCTTCCGCATGGCTGTTCCACAGCAGTAAAACTGCCGTAGCCTGCTTGATAAAATTTTATGTGCTGAAGCCCCGCATTCAAATCATATTGTGTAAAGCCGATGCGATTAAAGTCTTCATCAGACGTGAAATAATCCCAGGCCATATCCACTTTATAACCGTCAATCGAATTTCCAGCATCCGGACTTATTTTTGGTTCATTAGATACATATGCAAATTGATGCCCATTATCTTTTGCTGTTTGCTTCGCAGCCTCAATCGCAGCTTTCAAAGATGCCTTCGCATGTTCGATCATCATTTCATGTCCCATTTAAATCCTTTAGTCCTTATATGTCTTTCTTTATGGCTTTGGGATTAGTAGCGACCTGTCCACTTGCGGCTATCGACTACAATCTGGGCGGATTTGCGGTTTCTTTTCTTCGCGAGCAGGGCGGCGGCGGAGTCTAAATTTTTGGTGAAGTTATTCACTGTTTTCACGAATTTTGTAAACCCTTCATCTAAATCAGTTAAGATTGAAGCCATAGCCTTGGCGCGCTGCTTAACGCGCTTTGTTCTTTTACGCTTCTCAATCCATTTTTTCATTTTAGTCTCGCTTTTTTTCTGGTCTGAACAAAGGAAGCCCTGCGGGATTTTCCTGCTTTAAGTGCGCCTTAACGCGCCATGCGGTTCGTTCCGAAATGTCCGCAGACAATGCGGCCTGAACAGCGGTTCCGCCATTCTTCAGGATGCG